GCCTAGTCAAATAAGAAAACTAATTCGACCAGGTCTTTAAACTTAAATAAGTTTTGGAGACTGACGGATTCTCATCCGTCCGGGTTAGACTCTATTTGAACTTGGTACACTTCAATACTGAGATCCTTTCATAAAGAAAGGACGACTCATATCTTTTAGGAAATTATTTCCTAAACGATTATAAGTGGCTGAAGTCTTTTTAGTAGGTTTAGTATAAACATACTCTAAAGCTTCAATCTCATTCTGAAGTTTATAAGCCTCATCTAATGTAACCTTTAATGTTTTAGCATGATAAACCATTGATTTCTCAATTTTATCTTCTAATTCATAAGGATCAATGATCTTACTATTACGATTATCGATAATAGCATCCTCCAATCAACCCTCTATTTGGGCTGATAGGATTTCATCATTGACATTAGTGACTAAAGACTTCGATCAAGAATGAATAGATTTCGAATAATTATTCGAAAGGGTACGGGCTTTATATAAAGCCTCTCCCAGAATCCCAGCCACAATTAAGTGGTCGGATTCATCAACTCATTCTTGTCTATCTTCATCTTTAGACAAGCTTAACTCTGATTGACCAGTTTCAATCAAATCTCTAGATATATTTATTAATGAACGAGTAGGTACTGAGAAATTCTCAGAATCTATGTCTCATAAACAACCCTTATTAGGGTCTACGAGACTTTTCATTAATAAGCTATGCATTGAGTTTTTACAACTCAATCCTAGTAACATATAACTAGAAGCCATTAAGGAGAAATCCTTAAAACTACTTACTGTTTTAAAGTTATTTAAAACAGTTGAAATAGTCGAAAGATTACTCAAATAACCCAATCTTATTCAATTATAAACACTGTTTATTCTTGAAGAAAGAGAAAGGTTAGTTGAATGAATTTGCGAGTAAGTAAAACCACTCACTAATTCAGATCCTATTACTGTCCGCTTGGCAAATTCAAATACTGGCTTATTAGGACTAACAATAGATTTAGATAAATTAATTTCTAAACCTAAGTTTTTCATAATATGCAAGTATCATTTTGCCAAAGAAGAATCAAAGATGACAATGTCATCTCCAAGTACTTCATATCTTTCTTCTCAACCGGTACGACTACCGTTAAGGTAGCTCGCCATTTGCATCACTCAGTGATGTGTAATAGCAAGACCGGCTCAAGAAGAAAGACATCCCATAGGTTGGCCGACAGAGTATCGGAAATTGTTGTCAGAAATATTAAATTCTTTTGCAGTTAATCTGTTAAAAGAAAAATTTCTGTCAACCATGACTTTTTGTCATGCTTCCCCGATACCTTCAATTTTGAATATAGATTCAATAATCGAAGCGGTTAACCTAACAGGTAAACGATCAGTAGCCGCCGATAAATCAAACGAAAATGCTTGATTATATCTTAAGGCTTTTAATGAACATCTAGTTACACTAGCGTCTTGATCAAAAGTACCATCATTAGGTAGGCTTCTTAGAATTTTAAATAATCCTAAGTGCAGGGGCTTCATTACACTTTGTGTAATTGAATCCACTAGAGCAAAAACTCTAATCTTTCCTGCAGCCTCCCTTTTGATAGCAAACTGGCCAAATGGAGATACCATAGACTTCTTGAAGGATATAGAATCCTCCGGAAGTTGTTCAACAATACTCATAGCGTCGGTAAGACGCTGTAAGAATTGTTTGGTATTCCATTCCTTTCCAATAATATCTAAATAACCTAAAAGATTATAATAGACATTATGACCTTCAGTGTGAGTTAATAGCAATGCTATATCTCCAAGCAAGCCCTGTGATGAATTAACATTACTAGGGCTCGCTTTTCCGCTGAAATGGAAAGAGGTCGGAGCTAAGCTATGAGTTTTGACCACCTCCTTTATGTTAGGATGTCACTGAGTAAGCGAAGCAAACTCAATAGCATCCTCTAGAAATTTTTGATTTCCAGAAAAGGGAGATGTTATAGTTTCAAGTTTTAATTTACCGGGTATTTGTAATACTCTGTAGATTGAAAACAAACTATGTCAAAATCTTATAATATGTACATTACCTTTCCTCATCATCTGACGATCCGTCTTATTAATAATAGACGGACATCCA